AAATGCCAGATAATCCAGATTATAGTGGATATGACAAACCAACATTCCAACGTAAAGGTATTACACCAGGACAACCAAACAAAACATTACCAGGTATGGCTGATAAGAAAAAACCAGGGTGGACCGGATATAATACAGATGAACCTGCATACAAACGACAAGCAGATTACAATCAAGAAAGAGAACAAATGAAGAAATTAGCAGGCTTAAAATAAGATATAATATCACAAGACTAAGGCACTTTTATAGTGCCTTTTCTTTTGCCTGATAAGTAGATACATGCATGTATTAATCTGTAACCTTCCGAAAATGGAACCATATTATTTTCCAGCAGCCCCAGCCATACTCAAAGGCGGCTGTAACTATCTAGGTTTACAATCAAAAGTAATAGATTTTAACTTACGCTATGTAGAATATTGTAAAAAAATTGGTCTAAATTGGCGCACAGCAACAACAAATATAACAACGGATATTGAAGATCTTTTTAAAGATGAAATAAAAACATGGGCAAAAACTATTTATTTGCATGACCCAAAAGTTTTAGGTATTAGTATTTTTAGTTATTACGGACATTTCTTTACTAAAGAATTATTAAAATCTCTTAAAGACTTTAATTTTAGTGGGACAATCATATTGGGCGGTAGTGGCATATCAGACGCTATGAATGAACGTCCTGTATTTGGTGAAGAAATGATCGAATCTCAGCTGGCTAATCAGATATTATCTGGAGATGGTGAGGCCAGCTGGATTCAGTTCTTATCAAAAACGTTTAATGTCTCATTGACAGAATCAATTGAGTACACTCTTAATACTCCGTATAGTCCAGATTATACCGATTATGAAATAGAAAATTATGATTATTGGAAAGTAGAAGCTGTTAATAATTATAATAAAGTAAGTATACCAATTACTGGTAGTAGAGGATGTGTGAGAAAGTGTACATTTTGTGAAATACACAAACATTGGAAATTCGATCAACGCTCGGCTAGTCATATCCTAGATGAAATAAAAAATTTAATCGATTTAATCAATGATCCACATATTCATTTTACAGATAGTTTAGTGAATGGTAATCTGACGGAGTTTGTACAAATAGTTACCGGACTATCGGAATTAAAAGAGCAAGGGAAAAAGTTTTCCTGGGGCGGACAATTTATTATTAGAAGTTCTAAACAGTTCCCAGAAAAAATTTGGAAAATGATAGGCAACAGTAATTGTCAAAATTTGGAAATAGGAGTAGAGACTGGGAGCGACGTACTTCGATACGAAATGCAGAAAAATTTCTCTAATTCAGATTTAGATTACAGTTTAGAAATGATGGAAAAGTATAACATAACATGCATATTTTTGTTATTCATAGGGTACCCAACTGAGACGTTAGAACAATTTGAAGAAACTAAGAAAATGTTTGAAAAATATCAAAAATACTCTGATAATGTAATTACTGCTGTAGAATTAAATTACAGTATGGCCGTAGAAAAAAACACACCGTTGTTTGATGATCTTAAAGACTCATTAGAGATTAAAACCAGCTGGGATCCTGTTTTATGGTATTGTCGCAAGAATCCAACATTGACTTTTAAAGAAAGAGTTAGGAGAAGATTAGTATTACAAGAACACATAGAAAAATTAGGGTTTATGCCTAGCTTTAATAAAGAAGTAGAAATGGTTGAAATGATTAAAAATTATGAGGTCTATAAAAGTGCAATTAACGTTATTGATAGAAATTAAAAAATACAAGGATATTGCTCCACAAGTTAGCCTATTAAAAAATAATCTAATACAGTTGACATCTATACCAGTCAATCAAAACAAAATTACTCTTGAGGTCGATGATACTGATATAGTTTCTATAATAATGCAAGGAAAAAATCAAAATGACACTGAGATCATTGATGGTAAAATTATTAGCGATAAAGCAGTTATATTGAATAATATTTATTTAGAAGGATTAGAATATAAAGAATTAAAAAAATGTATTAGTTATTTTGATGATAGCAATAATCTATTAGGGTATGATACTTATATGTATAAAAATGGTAGAATTGACATATCAATTAACAAGCTAATACATCAATTCCCTTCTAATATTGGCGATTTAACCAAAAAAATAACCCTTGCTCAATTGATTTTAGAAGTATTAGAAAATCCTTAATAATATAATTTTGCCAAAATAGATAAAATTTATCTTTTTTCACTTGTGGAATAAATAATAATAGCGTATTATATATAAATGCATAGTACGTTTAGGCATATTAAAGACCAACTTAAAACACAAGGAGTAATAACATGGCAACATCATTAGCAGAAATCCGTGCAAAGTTACAAGCATCAGAAAACCGTGGCACAGGCGGTAATTCACAAAGTGGTGGCGACAACGCTATCTACGCACACTGGAACATCCAAGAAGGCACAAACGCTCGTATTAGATTCCTTCCAGACGCAGACACAAAAAACACATTCTTTTGGGCAGAACGAGCAATGATCAATTTACCGTTTGCTGGCGTTAAAGGCCAAGCTGATAGTAAACCAGTCACTGTACAAGTACCATGCGTTGAGATGTGGGGCGAAGCATGTCCAATATTAGCAGAAGTACGTACTTGGTTTAAAGACACTAGTTTAGAAGAAATGGGTCGTAAGTATTGGAAGAAAAGATCATACTTGTTCCAAGGTTTCGTGCGTGAGAATCCTATCACAGACGATAAGACACCAGAAAATCCAATTCGTAGATTTATCATTAGTCCACAGATTTTTAACTTGATCAAGTCAGCATTACTTGATCCAGAGTTAGAAAACTTACCAACAGACTACCAAGGTGGTTTAGACTTTACAGTTACTAAAACATCAAAAGGTGGTTATGCTGATTATTCGACTAGTAAATGGTCACGCAAAGAATCTGCACTTACAGCAGAAGAAGCTGCGGCAATTGAAACTCATGGCTTATACAATTTGAAAGATTTCTTACCTAAGAAACCAAGCGAAGTTGAACTTAAAGTCATGAAAGAAATGTTTGAAGCGTCAGTAGATGGTCAAGCATATGATGCAGAACGTTGGGGTAATTATTACAAACCAAGAGGTGTAACAATCGTTACAGCTGAATCAGCTACACCTGTAGCACAAACAGCAACACCAGCAGTGGCAGATGAAGAATTTGAATCCGCTCCAGCTGTGGTCGCTCCAGTGGTCGCAGAGGCTGCACCAGCGTCTCCTACAGCGCCAGTTGCGACACCTCCAGCAGGTGGAACAGCACGTGCTGAAGACATCTTAGCGATGATTCGTAATAGACAAAAAACTTCTTAATAAGTAAAGGTAACGGGTAGAGCTTAGGTTCTACCCAGTTATTTCAACGAGGACACATTATGGCAAAACCATTCGATATATCAAAATTTAGAAAGTCAATCACCAAGTCAATCGACGGTTTAGGTATTGGCTTTAACGATCCTACAGATTGGATCAGCACCGGCAACTACACATTAAACTACTTACTATCTGGCAACTTTGAAAGAGGTATTCCGATGGGTAAAGTAACTGTGTTTGCTGGAGAATCAGGCGCAGGTAAATCGTTTATCTGTTCAGGCAACATTGTGCGTCACGCACAAGAGCAAGGCATTTACGTTATCTTGATTGATACAGAAAACGCACTAGATGAAGCATGGCTACACGCATTGGGTGTAGATACCAGTGAAGAAAAACTTCTTAAACTTAACATGGCTATGATTGATGATGTGGCCAAAGTTATCAGTGACTTTGTTAAAGAGTATCGCACACTACCAGAAGAAGACCGTCCCAAAGTATTGTTTGTTCTAGATTCATTAGGTATGATGTTAACTCCGACAGACGTTAACCAGTTTGAAGCAGGTGAGATGAAAGGTGATATGGGTCGTAAACCTAAAGCACTTACAGCACTTGTACGTAACTGCGTGAACATGTTTGGTACATTGAACCTTGGATTAGTTTGTACGAATCACACATACGCTAGTCAAGACATGTTTGACCCAGATGATAAGATTTCGGGTGGTCAAGGATTTATCTATGCTTCAAGTATCGTTGTTGCGATGCGTAAACTTAAACTTAAAACAGATGCTGATGGTAATAAGACTACAACTGTAAATGGTATCCGTGCAGCTTGTAAGATCATGAAGACTAGATATGCTAAACCGTTTGAGTCAGTACAAGTTGAGATTCCATATGAAACAGGTATGAGTCCATACAGCGGATTAACAGACATGTTAGAAGCTAAAAACTTGCTTAAGAAAGAAGGTAACAGTTTAGTTTACACTTTTGCTGATAAAACGACTATCAAACAATTCCGCAAAGCATGGGAACGCAACGAAGATGGTTGTTTAGATAAAGTAATGAAAGAACTTAGTTCTAATGTTAATCTGCTAAGTACTGAATCAAAAGTAGTTGAAGAAACAGAAGAGGAGACAGCAGAATGAGCATTGAATTAGATATCGCCAGTGAAGTTTGGCTTACTTGTAAAGAGTATATCAATCCTAAAGATCGTCAAGCCGCCGCAGATCACGTGATTAGTGTTGCGGCTGATCACAATATCACTGAAAGTGAACTTAAAACATTTGGCGGCACCGATGCTTATCTAGGTCGTGCTGTTAAAGAATATCTTGGCGATGAAGAAGATGAAGCGATCGCTGACGAAGAAGATGACGGTGATGACTACTAATGTGGTATAGTCGTGTAGTTGCAAGTTTAGGCAGTATTCCAGACTTTATAGATCACTATGAAAAAGAACTGGATGATGCCAAAACAGAAGTTGGGGTCTATGGCAACATAGAAAAGAATCTTGCTGGCCTGCCTGGTATCACTGAAAGACGCTTTAATCAACTACAAGAGATTGAAGCGGTTCTCAACTATCTAAATATTCAACTACGCAAGATACGTACTAAACACTTTAAGAAATACTTAGAAAACTATCAACGTGCATTAACAAGTCGTGACGTAGAAAAATATGTTGATGGCGAGGATGAAGTCATTGACTTTGAAACAATCATCAACGAAGTAGCACTATTGCGTAATCGTTGGCTGGGTATCATGAAAGGGTTAGAAAGCAAGAATTTCATGCTAGGACACGTGACACGCTTAAGAACAGCAGGTATGGAGGACGCATCAATTGGCTAATCATAATCAAAAAACATTAGATCTCATTAACGGATACGACACTTTCTTAGAAAGTCTACGCACCATCTGTGACATGGGCTGTGGCACTGGCAGTGATATCACATGGTGGGCAATGTTAGAAAGCAAGGATGATCCACCAGAGCCGTATAATTATAATTGTTTTGCTGTTGATCAAGATCCGAGCAAATTAAGTCAAGTTCCTGATCTTGCTAATATTAATAAAATCAATAGAGATTTTACTGAAAAACAAATATTACCAGTTAGTATTGATCTCATGTGGAGTCATGATAGCCTACAATATAGCCATAATCCATTGGAAACACTACGTTTTTGGAATGAGCAAATGACAGTTAACGGCATGTTAGTTTTACATGTGCCACAAAGTAATGGTGTAGAAAATAATAGATATTATAGTAGAACTTATAATAATTGCTATCATAATTACACCCCTACTAGTTTAATGTATATGTTGGCAGTCAATGGATTTGATTGTCGAGATGCTTATCTATTAAAACGGTTCAATGATCCCTGGATACAAATGGCTGTATATAAGAGTGATGTAGAACCGATGGATCCTAAAAATACCTCTTGGTTTGATTTAGCTGATAAGAATTTATTACATCCGAGTGTAGTACAAAGTATTACTAAAAATGGGTACCTAAAACAAGAAGAAGTTATCATGCCGTGGTTAGATAAAGAAAACTATTACATCGATTGGATCCCTCAACAAACGGTAATCCCAGAAGAAGCGGGTGAGCCCACAGTTGACGGTATTTTTAATAAAAATGTTGATGCTACAGAATCTAAACTTAAACAAGCAGGTACAAAAATCAAAGGAACGTCTTTGCTTAAACCTGTTGGTATAACACGACCACCCAAAGAAAGATTTGTAAAGTGATTAATCGTGTAGTATTATGCACAGGCGGATTTGATCCACTACATAGCGGGCATATAGAATACCTAAAGGCCGCCAAAGCATTGGGTAATGTCCTAATAGTAGGGGTCAACAGTGACGCTTGGCTAACACGTAAAAAAGGTCGTGCATTTATGTCTGGAACAGAACGTATTGCTATCATCGAAAATCTCAAGTTTATCGATGGAGTCATCTTGTTCAACGACGATGATAATACTGCCTTAGAAGCAATACGCAATGTTAAAAATTTATACCCCAACAGTCAGATCATATTTGCTAACGGCGGAGATCGTAACCAAGAAAACATTCCCGAAATGGTAGTTAACGATGTAGAGTTTGTGTTTGGCGTCGGTGGCGAAGATAAGAAGAATAGCAGTAGTTGGATCCTACAAGAATGGAAAGCTCCTAAAACAATCCGTCCCTGGGGATACTATCGGGTCCTACATGAAGTACAAGGGACTAAAGTAAAAGAACTTACTGTAGAACCAAAACATAGTTTAACCATGCAACGTCATTTTGATCGTGCAGAATATTGGCATGTCTCAGAGGGCCGCTGTGTAGTAGCATCTGAAACAGATAATAACAAAGGCTTCCAAGAACTCAGCACACACAATGGATTTATTATCCCAGCAGAAACCTGGCACAAACTAAGTAATCCATATGATGTCCCATGTAAAATAGTAGAAATCCAGTACGGAATTACCTGTAACGAAGATGATATAGAACGTAGATAAATACTAGATAATGAAGATATCTGAACTCACTCTAGTAGAAGCTAAAGGATTTTTTGGTCGTAGACCAGGAGATCCATATGTCCACACCGATGGTATTACTGCTGAATTCAAGCAGGTAACACCTTTCCCAGCACCTAAACAAGGTGTTTATTCTAGTGCAGAAGAACGTGATCAGTATATCGCTAATCTAGAAAAGAAAGTGCTTAAAGACAAAATCCTATGGGTCAACAATCCAGGTAATAACAAAGCATTTGCAGTAGCACAACTACAGACCAGTGACGGTGATGCTGTATATTGGGGTCGTTATATCAACACCACTCAAGGTGTACTAACAGGTAAATGGGCCAACAATGAAATACCTGCGGGTTGGAAACTAAACACAGCAACATCACAAAAACTAGCCACGGGCTATGACCCACAAACCCTAGTTGGCGTAGGTACAAGTTTTCCCAATGTTGATCAAGCCTTACTTACTATTAAAACTAAATTAAAAAACGTTGAGCATGAAAAACAACTATCAGAAGCACTGGCCGCAGTACGTCAAGGGCAGTTACCAGTATTTAAAGGTATGGCTAGCCAGATGCCAGCACTACGTGATTACTTTGGTGAGATCTTAACCCCTGTGGCTCTAGCCAGCGGTGTCATTGGCGGAGATGCTGATCTAGCTCGTAAAGATGTTCTAGGATCTCCATACGCAAAATGTAAAGTGCGTTGGCCAATGAGTAAGACACATAACTTGGTTGACAGCGTATTCCAATCAGCTAAAGGTATAGATCTCGGCATCAGCAGTAAAGGTGGTAACGGTGCCAAGGCCAGTGCTAAGAATATCCACGACGCTATTGAAAAAGCAAGAACTAATAATCCACAGTTAATTAAAACCTATAAGAAAGTAGTTAACGCTATCAACATTATCAATACGTTAACAGCCTTAGATGCACCACTTGAACTAGGCGTGGCATTTGGTATCATTGATGCTCGAGTCGGGCAGGATTGTCGTAATATGATTAACACTGGGGTTAATAAACTACCTGCCAAGTATGCTAAATTGTGTAGTAATTTTTCTCCAGAATTAACTAATAAAAACTATAACGCTGGCTTGCATCTATTAAGCAGTATAGCCAAACATGTAGCTAATAGATTAAATGCTATACCAACTATGAGCGAAGGAATAAAGGCGTTCATGAATCAATCTAGTATCGTTCAAATATATCTTGATATGAAAGTACAAGGTCAAGACGCAGTAGTCACAGGATTCCGTTCAGTTTATCCTCCAAACTTTGAAGGCACAATGTTTATTGATGCTGGTAAGAGTTATTACGCAACAATGAAGCCTAGCAAATTTGCCTTTGGCTTTAAATAATCGTTGACTTTAATCCAAAAGTAGTATATAATAGTTATTAAATAGTAGCATGCCGGCTTGCGCAGAGTGGGATTGCACCTGACTTGTAATCAGGCTTCGTAAGATAGAGAGTGTTCGATTCACTCAGCCGGCACCAGATATAAAGTATATAAAGATATATATTAAGTGCATAAAACCCCTTAATGTATATAATTGTATATATTAGCCTCTGTGGTGGAATTGGTATACACGCTGGTCTTAGAAGCCAGTGCCGAAAGGCTTGAGAGTTCGAGTCTCTCCGGGGGCACCAAATTATTAGTATAGGGTTCTCAGCCAATCAATATTATGATATATGCGGACTAATTCTAGATAGCTAGCTTCCGACGGGTCATATGCTACGGTTGCGCAACTGTAGCGCGAGAACTCTATACTAATAACTGGAAACGTGGCCGAGTGGTCGAAGGCACTTCACTGCTAACGAAGCAAACCGAAAGGTTTCGAGAGTTCGAATCTCTCCGTTTCCGCCATTTGTAACACCCAATGGGCAGTTGATGGAGATAGTAGAAATACTATGGTACAATACCTATTGGTAGAACATGTCCTACCCCTTGGGCTCCCCGGCATGTTCGCCCAGTTTTAATGTGCGCCTTTAGCTTAATGGTAAAGCGTCCGACTCATAATCGGAGGAGTGATAGTTCAATTCTATCAAGGCGCACCAGGTACGGTGTAGTGTTAATGGTAGCACACGGGTTTCCAAAACCCTTGGTCGCGGTTCGAGTCCGTGCATCGTAGCCAGAATAGTCCGGTGTTAGTTTAATGGACAAAACAGGGGATTTCTACTCCCTAGATAGAGGTTCGATTCCTTTACGCCGGACCAGTAACGATTGATAACAATAGGAATAACACATGTCAAAAGACACTAAACAACAAGAATTAGACGAACTAAATGCTATAGATATTGCTATGAAAAAGTTTTTAGCAGATGGTGGAGTTATACAACAAATTGCCAGGGGAGTTAGTGGAGCAGAAGAAGGAGTCCCCCAGGCGGCTTGGGGAAGACCCAAGAAAAAAGAAAAATAATACATCAACGCTCCCATCGTCTAGAGGCCTAGGACACCCGCCTTTCACGCAGGTAACACGAGTTCGAATCTCGTTGGGAGTACCATTTAACAAATATGAATATAGCATTAGTATCCTTAGGAAACATTGATTTAACATCAATTAAAATTGATATTGCTCCAGTGTTAATTTTAACATCTGATAAACCAACTTATGCATTAAGACTAGCAGATGTAGCACTACAGATAGATGAAAAAATATATTTTGAAAATATCAATATTGATTTAGTTTGTGTGATAAATCAACCCAATTTAAATTTACAACATATTAAAAATAATTTCGTCAATGATTATTCTGACAGATTTTATTTTAATACGAAAGATTTATATACTAGCTCATTTTATTGTAAACCACATATTTTTTCTTTACTAAGCAATTTATATAAGAATGATTTCAATAAATTAAAATATCAAAATCTTCAAGAAGACAGCGTAGAATTATTAATAACAAAGCTATTGCATTTAATTTATAGGGCAGGAATTGATGTCAAATTCTCATAAAATTAATAAATTAGCAGTTTTGCTTTGCGGTGATTTTCGGGCCTGGCCCAGGGCCTCAGAGTATATTTTTAAATATGCAGATCAGCTGTCAGCTGATGTTGACTATTATTTTTCTACCTGGACTGAAACAAGTGATTATTGGTATACTGATATAAACGAATTGAAGACAAAAAGACCAGTAACAGATGATGATGTAACCAAAGAATTTATAAAATATAATAAAAATTTAATTAACTATCGATTAGCTACGAATAGGTTAGACCAGCATACAAGTACGTTTTATTATCAGAGTTATCTGGCTAAAATGGCAAACATCATGAAACGTCGATATGAACTAGATAATAGTTTTATTTACGATCAAGTAGTTGAAATACGTCCTGATTTATACATTGATGCAGGACCGTGTGTTATTGATAATTTAAATGATTTTGAGTGCCTATTATATATCGAAAATCCAGGTGACGTAACTGTTCCGGGTGCGACTGATTTACACTATAGATCAAACTCATTTGGTAATGATCTAATGGCTAATAGATTTTATCATCAAAAATCTTTTGCATTAAACTATGTAAAAAATTTTACACTGTACGACAATATTATTAATAATCACCAGATACTAGCAGATTACATGTATCAAAAACGATTGAAATCAATTGAAGGGAATTATCCATATAAACAGGTCGTTATAAGAACAAATTTTCCCGTTGGAGATTTAGATAAAGCTGATTATAACGAGCTGTTAAAATTAGAAAAAGAGTATAAAATTTATAATAGAACATAATCTAATTATTTTGATGGGGCCTTGCAAAAAGTTAAATAGTAGTATATAATTATCTACATAAGAGGCCGCTATGACTGTAGAATTCCTAAGAATTGAAAATTGCCACGTGGTACATAAACCATGGGGTACAGAAACTTGGTTAATGCCAGGAAATGATGTTTATCCATTTGCACTCAAAGAATTGATACTAAAAGCAGGGTTTGTAACAAGTCTGCAAGTACATCAATTCAAATCAGAAAGTATCCATTTACACATTGGGCATGGTGCACTAGCATATCACCCACAACCGTTTGACTGTGAACGTTTCTTAGCAGGTGGGTATTCAGCTGAAGAAATAGCACAAATCAAAAGTGAATTAATTGTAGAAGAACTAGCACCCGGTGCTGTATTCCATACTCCACCCCGCACTATCCACCGCATGATTGCACATGATGATCTACATTATACAGAAGCTAGTACTACTCAATTAGATGACGTTATACGTCTTGAAGACTCTGCAAACAGAGGACATGGAAGAATCGATGCCGAACACCAACAATAAACTCACAGTATTAATACTAGCCGCGGGCTATGGACGCAGGATGGGCCCATTCAGTCGTATGGTACCTAAAGCACTTATACCCTATGATAATAAACCATTGATCAGTCACATCATGGAAAAGTTTGATGTAGGCACACGTTTCGTTGTTGCCTGTGGTCACATGGGGCAGTATATCAAAGATTACGTAGGTGTAGTCCACAGTGATAAAGATGTGGTATTCGTAGATATCCCTAACTATGCAGAAGGTGACACCGGGCCAGCAACCAGCATACAAGCCTGTGCAAAATATCTACATGGTGGATTCATGTGGCTGGCCTGTGATACATTGTTTGACTTTGAATATCGCGACAAATTAGATCACGATTGGATTGGAGTACATCCAGTTGACAGTGCGATCGCACAAGACTACTGTTGGATTGAACGCGAAGCTGATAAGATTATCAGCGTAAAGAATAAACTGCCTAGCAAGACCGCAGTTGATGCATTCATTGGGTTGATGTATGCTAAAGATGACAACTACCTAAACAATCTAATCAATCGTAAAGCCAAAGAAACTCCAGAAGGATTTGATGGACTTAAATTGAAAGCACATACAGTGCGTGGGTGGAAAGACTTTGGTACTTATGAAAAATGGGAAGAACTAAGCAGTGAATTCACTGATGTGAGTTTTCCTAAACCAGATGAATTATTCTACAACGATAATAAAAAGATCGTCAAGTTCTGGACTAACCCCAAGCAAGCAGAAATGCGTGTCAAGCGTGCGAATTGTAATCCAGAAGCTATGCCTAGTAATGTTGAACAATCAGGTAACTTCTTAATACACGACTTTGCCAAGGGTGACATCGTTTATAATCAATATTCACCAGAGGTATTTGAAAGTATGCTGGCCTGGTGCGAAACAACATTATGGAAACCTGCACCGGCTGAGAACGATGCTGACATCGATCATCTAACTATCTGTAATAAATTCTATCATGATAAAACCATGGAACGTGTTGAAATGTTCCGTGCCAAGTATGCCAATTGGAGTGAGCCATGTGTGGTTAATGGCATCGAAGTAGATACCATAGATACATACCTAAGTAAAATTGACTTTACTTGGTTAACTACAGAAACATCATGGAAGTTTATCCACGGTGATCTACACTTTGATAATACGATTTATCAACATGGTCAATATCTAGGTCCGTTGACCAACTATGAAGAACACAAAAAACATTTTGCAGAGCAATTTACTGCTATCGATTGGCGCACTGACTTTGGTGGCGCATTATATGGTGACCAATACTACGATCTAGCAAAGATGCTTGGCGGCTTACATCTGAGTTATAAAGACATCAAACACGAACGTTATAGCTATACAGAACGCAACGATTATGCTACAATAGAAGTTCCTAGCGTAAAAGATGTTCAGGTATATGAAGATATCTTACAGCGTTGGGTAGTTAAACAAGGATTAGATTGGAAGAAGGTCAAGACACTGGTACCAATCATCTATTTGAATATGAGTCCTTTACACGAAGCACCATTTGACAAGTTCTTGATCGCACTTGCTCAACTACACTTTAGCAAGGTGCTTGGATAATGTATAAACGTTTTATCATGGATGTAGATGGCGTGCTAAATGATGGCATGCTCTATTGGTATGCTGGTGGTAAACCATTTAAAGCGTTTGGTAACTATGATCATGATGGACTTAAATTATTACGTAAACATCTAGAAATAGAATTTGTATCAGCCGACGAAATAGGCTGGCCTATTACAGAAAGTCGTATCATTGAGCATATGAAGTTTCCTTGCACTATGGTTAAAGAAAAAGATCGATTAGATTTCGTATTAAATAAAGGCAATCCTGAAGAAACAATCTTCATGGGTGATGGCCCATATGATGCTAAGATTTTCCCTCATGTAGGATTAAGCATTGCTCCAGCACAAGCATGGAGAACAGCAATTAGTAATGCAACGTATGTAACACCACGTGAAGGTGGCAAAGGCGCAGTCATGGATGCCTGCGTATATATTATGGATAAGATGGGGATTGAACATGAATTTTAGATTAGGTTTTGGCCCAATGAGCCGTGAAGTTATTGAGATATTATGTAATTACAGTCACAATAATAAAAAACCATTGATGATTATTGCTAGTCGCAATCAAATTGACGCAGACAGTGGTTACGTGATGACAACCCCACAGATACGTAAACAGTTATCTACATTACCTACAGATTATATTTGGATGTGTCGTGATCACTGTGGCCCATACTTCTTAGATGCAGAAAAGAATTTATCATTGCGTGGTGCTGTAGAAGCAACCAAGAAAACTATCGCATATGATATTGAACAAGGATTTAATTTAATACATATCGACACTAGTCGTGTTGAAGATACCTATGGTATCGCTGAAGAACTATTTAAATTCTGCTTAGATCTTAATCCTAATGTACAATTTGAATTTGGTACAGAAGAAAATGTGGGAGTAGCCGCAGGGGCTATCAAGTATAAGAATGATGTGGCGTTTGCTAAGAATATTCCTAATATACAATTTGTTGTGGCACAAACAGGTAGTCTATGTCACGAAGATCATCAAGCGGGTGGATTTGAAACTGCCACAGTTAAAGAACTAGTAGAAGTTGCCAATACCAACGGTGTTAAGATGAAAGAGCATAATGCTGATTATTTGTCAGCTGAAGAAATACGTCTACGCGATACTGTGGGAGTACATGCTCTTAACATAGCTCCACAACTAGGTGTGGTACAGACTAAACTATTACGTAGACTAGTTGAAGCTCATCCAGACGCACAAGGGCAATGGACAGACTTTGCTAATGAAGTAGTTAATAGCGGACGCTGGCGCAAATGGACTGAACGTGATGACCGTGAACATCAAATCAATGTTGCTGGTCACTATTGTTTCTCTGGTAGCAAATACCAAGCATTAGTGAATGTACTTAACCAACGAATAGATTGGAAGTCTGCAATTACCAATGAAATTGAATCTATCTTGGATCTATATACAAATAATCTAAAATGATCGTCTTATTCAATGTAAAAATCACTGATGTTAAGATGACTTGGCCTTATGCTGGCACAGTATATGACCGTGCTAGTTGGTTTCCAGTTAGTAACAGATTTGACATATTTAAATATTGCCTAGCCAGCCGTGCAGTAATGACACCATTGGTAGACAAATTTATATTCTATATTGACCTAGCAGAGTTTACTCCTCGTCAAGCTGAACTCGAACAGTTTATTCTGAGTATATTCCCCTCAGATAAACTAGAAATACATTGGCATAGAATAGATCGTACACAAAAATGGCGAACACTTTGTAATGAACAATTTACTAATGACGATGAATTAATTTGGTATGAAGGTAACGATGATCATATCTTTATAGATAGTGATCTAGATATGATTAGTGCGTCTGTTGCTACACTAAATGCCGACCCTGATCCATTGGCTGTGATGTATTATAGCCATTGGCCAGAACAGATGCGCATGAGCTTACTACATAAAGGTGAATTAACACTAGATGGTAATTTTATCAAGTTCCAATGGGATACTGTTGATAGTCTATTAATGATGAAAGCAGGTAGATTTAAGAAGTATTGGTTTGAAACAGACTGTGGTGACGATAACATATACCGTTCAGATAGTCTAGGATGGCAATATGGATTTAAAATACCCGGCACAGTATATTCTCCCACAAAAGAGTTAATACGACACTATGATGGGTATAGTCATGTAGGTAATCTATTAGGTACTATAGCACCTCCATTGTTTGTCCCGATCGGATTTTTAGATCATGACATGAAAGTACGAATTGGATACCCAGAACGTAGAGAAGGATGGACAAATCTATATGCGGCCACTGAACGATTATATAGCGTTAACCCATATGGTGCAGAATATCGTTGGTGTGTGGAAGATATTCCTTTGTTTTGGAAGCCTTATATCAGTGAATTTGATATTAATTTAGATCAAGACATCGCCGCACTAAAACAAGCACGTGATGCCGCATTTTTGTCTATGACTAAGATTCCGATGAAAGCACATGGGCATGTGTTTAATTATGAATGTCATCCAAAAGAATGGTTTACAAAACATCTACTAAGTGCTAAAATAGTAACTTAATAAAAGGAAAATACAATGGCAAAAACCAATGCAAGTTTTAACATGTCGCGGGTAACAAAATATAAATTAGCTAGTTACACTGACCCAGTGGCACGTAATCTTTATAAAAAGATGATGATTGATGCTGAAGCGGCACTAGCATCTGCTAAAAATCGTAAATTCAGTGACCCATCCCAGGCTCAACGTGGGCAAAATAAAGCTAGTACAGAACAAAGTCAATGATAAATAATGTTGCAGCGCCAATATTCATTGACGCCGGTATCTTAGACGCTTAGGGTAGTTGCAACCCTTTTACTACTGTGTTACACGTAGAACGCCGCAATATCCGTATGCAGATCCCTTCTGCTAGCCAACTTGAAAAACTTTAAATTTACTGTAATAATATTATTATATCATAAGGACAGGTATGGCTAAACAAAAACCAATTATTTTTATCGGCAGCCGTTGGGGATTCGATTTCTTAACTGAAAACTGCGAATTATTAGGGATCGAAGTATTGGGATTCTTAGATAAATTCTATCCGGTAGGACATGAAATTAAAGGAGTTCATTGTATTGGCAGTGAATTAGACTTATACAATAATCCTAAAAAATACGCAGATACTATGTTTTTTCTAGGTAATAGCTGGGATGGCAATAGTCGTGCCGGCAAACCAGAAGAAAGTGGGTATAATCTACGTAAAGAACGACTCAAATTGATTAAAGATCTGGATCTACCAGTTCATAGTTTAATACACCCCGAAACTAAAATTAGCAGAGGTAGCACCCTTGGTAGAGGCGCATATACTGGACGATGGGTAGATGTCCGTGATGATGTTAAATGGGGCGACTTTTGTGAAGCACTTGATTATGCCGCTTTTGGTCACGATGTTGAAATGGGTGAAAACTGTTTTGTTAGCGTTAAGGGATTCTTAGCAGGCGGAGTCAAAGCAGGTAATAATGTGTTTATTGGATGTAATGCAACTGTAGTTCCTGGCCGTTACGGCGAAACTTTAACATTAGGCGATGATGTTAAAGTTCATGGACATGCGTATGTAGTTAAAAGCATGGAGCCAGGAACCACTGCGTTATACAGCGGTAAAATGATGCGAAGAAATGATGTAGATCCAGATGAACAAGAACGAAATATTTCAGGATAATTAAAATGTTGGAATACTTAAAAAAGAAAATTAACACTAACAAATATAGATTGTTTTTAGGAACGATTTACCTAATTAGTTTTTATGCGATATATCTTATATTTGTCGACGTAAGTGCTTGGTGGTTGTTAGCTGCACTTGTTTGGAGTAAAATTATACAGCTAATCGGGCACAGTATAGGTATGCATCGATATTTTAGCCATAAGAGTTTTAATACCACTCCATTTGGTGAACGTCTGATGGCCTGGACAAGTTTATTATTAGGAGTAGGTAGTCCTATACAATACGCTCGAAACCATCGCCAACATCATAAAGTAGTTGATCAACCAATGGATTGGCACAGTCCTAAAAACGATGGACGTTTATATACAGCATTGGGAATTTGGGAATTTCAAAGTTTGAGTTGGTTTATGAGTCGTGGCGGAATGACTCCACGAGACTTATTAATACACCCTACATATAGATTCATCCATGATCATTATTATAAAATTTGGGGAGCATTAACAGCTATTACCTTATTAGTCGATTGGCACTTAACATTATATCTACTAGCATTACCAAGTTTAATCTATCATATTGAATTAAACGTATGGGTAAACTGTGTGGGGCATAGTTGGGGATATCGTAACTTTGAAACAGTTGATACAAGTACAAATAATCAATGGGTGCAGACATTTAGCCTAGGTGAAGGACTACACAATAATCATCATGCTAATGCGCAATTATACGACTTTGCTGTTAAAAAAGGTGAAAGTGACATCAGTGCTTGGTTTATTGAAAAATTCCTAGCAGTGCCTGGACCGCAAACTGACGCTGGAAAGATGAGAATAGATCAGTAATGTATAATGCTGTATTATTAAGTGATATTACTGACCCAATATTTCTTAATAAGAATGTGGGCCCGTATACGGTTGCTAATGCCCTAAGAGAACAAGGGATTGATACTACAGTGATACACCACTTAAACATGTGGACCATTGACGAACTTATTAAGACAGTAGTTCATTTAGTAAATGAAAATACATTATTTGTTGGATTTAATAATTTTTTTTACAAAGTAATGGGGCAACATCCAACAGAAACTGGTGAGATACAATATTCTCGTTCTGATAAAAATACTTTGTTGCCTCATGGGTTTGATCAAGGTAATCAACTATGCCAAGCTATTAAACAAAAAAATCCAAATTGTAAAATTATTCTAGGTGGCCCAAAAGCACTGGTTACTGTTAGTAACAAAAATGTTGATTATATTTTTAAGGGATATGCTGATACTGTTATAGTTGAGTTTGCAAAACATCTAATAGATAAAACATCTAAACCTAAGAATTGGATTAAAAATTTATATGGTATTACTGTGATTGATGGTGCCGGTGCTGAAAGTTTTGATTTTGTTAATAATAAAATGCAATGGCGCTCTCAGGATATAATACTTCCCGGTGAAACACTACCGATTGAAATATCTCGAGGGTGTATCTTCAGATGTAAATTTTGTTCATACCCGTTGAACGGAAAAAAGAAATTAGATTATATTAAAAATGTTGATTTGTTAAAACAAGAATTATTGTATAACTACGAGACCTTTGGTATTACTAGGTATTTTTTCTTAGATGATACATTTAATGATAGTGTAGAAAAACTAGAAATGATACTTCAAGTTAGTAAAAGTTTACCATTCCAATTAGAATATTGGGCATATATTCGATTAGATCTAATAGCAGCAAAACCTCATACTATGGATTTATTATTTGAAAGCGGCTGGCGTGGAGCACATTTTGGTTTAGAAAGTATGCATGCGCCGACTGGTGAAATTATCGGCAAGGGTGGTGATCCAGATAGATTAATTAAAACAATATCTGAATTAAAACGTCGCTATGGTAATGACTTATTATTGCATTCTTCTTTTATTATAGGATTACCTTTAGAGTCAGAGGAACAAGTAACATCAACAGTTGAAAGGATAGAATCAGGAGAGATTGCAATCGACTCATCTGATTTTTATACTTTATGGATTCAGCCCGAAGGATATGCGAATTATCTTAGTGTGTTTGGTACAGACTTTTCAAAATTTGGATATAAAGTAAAGAAAGAAAAAGATATTACAGAACTAGAAGCACAATTTATGAATGAGACAGTGGTATGGGAAAGTCCGCATATGGACCTACATCGTGCTTTAGAACTTGAACAAAGTTTTAGCCGTAGAATGTGGCAGGTAAATAATATGCGTGCTTCGATGAGCTTCCAAATTGCCAATTTGGGATTTGACTTTAAAGAAGCCCGTAGTACCAAGCTGCGTGAAGTGAATTGGCATAAGCTACGTCTAGCGAAACATTCTCGATTTAATATGTACCAAAATTTGTTATGGAAAAAAATTAATTATTCTACATCCCCAACAACAGAAATAGAAGTAGATTATAAGTTTAACGCACCAGAATTTATGCGAGATTGATCATGATACAATTATTAAAAGATAAATTTTTATTCCTGTTTAGTAAATTTAATGCCAGACGAGGATTTTGGCTAATGTTTTTAATATTGCCTTCGTTTTTCTTTGTACCATTATGGCAATTTGCTATTAGTTTTCTTGTTTGGCGGATAATTGATTCGATCTATATCGGAATATATCACGAATTCCATGTTCATAAGTTGCTTAAACCTCGTTGGGCTATTATTGAATTTTTAGGATATTGGAGAATAGTATCATTTGACTTTCAATCACCATTTAGCAAAATTTCATTCCATTGGAAACATCATGAATTTTACGAGACCGATAAAGACCCTACACAAAGTAAAATAGATCTAGCAACTAACCCTATATTATATTGTTTAGATATGACGGCCCCAAGCCCCTGGCATCATGTTGATCCTGATAGGATACAGGTTCAAGATACTAAATTATATAGATTCTTTCAAAAATATTGGGCGTGGATCTGTGCTGCTAACATTATATTATGTGTAACATTAACATCATTGTGGACCTTTGTTGCTTGGTTTATATTTCCGATGTGGTCATGGTTGTTTATATGGAAAACTATTGATTGGGTAACACATAAATTAAAAATTGAGGATAAAAATTGGTTAGTCTTAGTTTACGGCAGCCAATGTTGGCATCATTATCACCATGACAATGATCAAACGCAAACTGAACCATATTATGGAACAGGCATATGGAAATGGCTAAACATAGATTTTTATGTTCAAAAATTAACTTTCAAACAAATAAAGGATTAACATGGATTACAAAGTAAAAGATATAAGTTTAGCTGATTGGGGGCACAAAGAAATCGCTATCGCCGAAACAGAAATGCCAGGCTTAATGGCTGTTAGAGAAGAATTTAAAGAAGCGCAACCACTTAAAGGCGCACGTATCGCTGGATCGTTACACATGACAATCCAGACTGCTGTGCTAGTTGAAACACTAATTGCTTTAGGTGCAGAAGTGCGTTGGTCATCATGTAACATATTTTCAACACAGGATCACGCCGCCGCCGCACTGGCTGATCAAGGTATTCCGGTATTTGCTTGGAAAGGCGAAACAGAAGAAGAATATTGGTGGTGTATTGAACAGACAGTTAGTGGTCCAGATGACTGGCGGCCAAATATGTTACTTGATGATGGCCATGATTTAACTTATTATGTACACAAACATCATCCGGGACTATTAGAAGGTATCCGTGGTGTTACAGAAGAAACAACTACAGGTATCCATAAGATCAATGAAGCCATGGCTCGAGGTGAATTTAAGTTACGTGCTATCAACGTAAATGATTCAGTAACCAAAGCTAAGTTTGATAACTTGTATGGTTGCAGAGAAAGTCTAGTAGACGGTATCAAACGTGCAACTGATGTGATGATCGCAGGCAAGGTAGCAGTAGTAGCTGGCTTTGGTGATGTAGGTAAAGGATCAGCGGCCGCACTTCGTGCATTATCAGCACAGGTATGGGTAACTGAGATTGATCCTATCTGCGCACTACAGGCAGCCATGGAAGGCTATCGTGTAGTAACAATGGACTATGCCGCAGACAAGGCAGACATCTTTGTAACAGCCACAGGTAACATCGATATTATCACACGCGAACACATGGTGAAGATGAAACATAATAGTATCGTATGTAACATTGGGCACTTTGACAGTGAGATTGATATTGCTGGTATCCAAGATCTAGTCTGGGACGAGATCAAACCTCAGGTAGATCATGTAACCTTACCAAACGGCAATAAGATCATTATCCTTGCTAAAGGTCGACTAGTGAACTTGGGTTGTGCTACTGGACATCCTAGTTATGTTATGTCAAACAGTTTTACTAATCAGGTCCTAGCACAGATCGAAATGTTTACTAATACTGAAGATTATCAAATTGGACATTTATATCTACTGCCAAAACATTTGGATGAGAAGGTTTCTCAATTACATTTAGCCAAGATTGGTGCAGAATTAACAGCATTAACCGCTGATCAAGCCACATATATTGGCGTTGCGGTCGATGGTCCATATAAGCCTGATAGTTATCGTTATTAAAAAATCATTAAGTAATATTATTACCTCTCGGCCACCTGGCTAAATAAAAACGTGGCTTATGTGCAACAAAATATTATTTTGTGGCATTTTTGCAACAAATTAAACAAAGAGGAAATCATAATGAAGAAATCATTAATCGCAACAATGCTAGCAGGTTTGTTCGCAACATCAGCAAACGCTGGTATTGTTATCCCAGCTGGTGAGTGGACATTAGATGTAAACGGTAACGTTAACGCTTTTGCTAACTACACTAAAGCTCATGGTAATAATGTAATTACAGGTGGCTTAGCAGCTAAACCAGATTCACTTGGTGAAAAAGACGCAATGGGTATTAACACTGGCCTACTACCATCATGGTTAGGTTTTACAGGTAAAACTCGTCAAAATGATCTTGATGTAGAATTCACGATCAGCTTCCAACCAAATGCTTCTGACAACAGTGCAGCTGGTGATTCTAGTACTCCATTAAATCGTCAAGCGTATCTATCGTTTGGTGACAAATCATGGGGTTCAATTAAGTTAGGTAAAGACATTGGTATTTTTGCAAGTGATGCTATCTTAAACGATATGACATTATTGGGCGTTGGTGCTGGTGCTGGTGTAAGTGGCGCTGCCACAACACTAGGTGGTATTGGTAGTGGTTATATCTATCCAGCATGGAAAGGTCAAATCTCATACACAACACCTAACATGAACGGTTTACAAGCAACTGTTGGTATTACTAACCCTAACCAAGCAAGTCAAAATTCACTTAACCAAGACCGTTTTGGTCTAGAAGGTAAAGTGTCTTACACATTTGCTACAAATGGTATCAACACCAAAGTTTGGACTTCGGGCGCAAGCTACAAAGTTCAACCTACAACAGGTGGTGAATACACAGCTTGGGCTGGCGACATTGGTGCTACAGCATCATACGGCGCAGTTGGTCTAACTGGTTACTACTATAAAGGTGAAGGTGCTGGTACAACAACATTTGGTTCAAACGGTGCTGATGCATCGGGCAACAAACGTGATTCAGATGGTTACTATGTCCAAGGTACATATACATTGCCAATCAAGACAAAACTTGGTCTAGCATACGGTGTATCAAATCTAGACAAGGCTAACGCATCAGATTCATCAAGCCTAGTCGACAGCAACGAACGTATCACTGTTGGTGCTTACCACCCACTTACTAAGCATTTAAACTTAGTAGCTGAATACAATCGAGTTGAGTCAGAAGCACATAGTGGTGTTTCTAACAAGAGCGATACATACTCAGCAGGTGCGATCTTATTCTTCTAAGATTGATTTCTTAGTTCGATAAAGCCAAAAAAAGCCTCATTTCGGTGGGGCTTTTTCTTGACAAACTTAGTTAAACCTGTTACTATTATAAGGTAATAATCTTATAAGAGGAAACAAAATGTTTGATTCAATTGAAATTCGTAAAGTAAAAAATGGATTCGTGGTGATCCTAACACAAGAAGATGATACTACAGAATATGTATTTGATACTAGTCGCAAAGCTATCAAATTCATTAAAGAATACGTAGAAGCTAAAGTAGCAAATACAGTAGCGGCATAATTTTTCCGCTGATTTTTGCTAAAATAAATACTAAAAAGTAGTGAATTCAACGAAAACTGGAGTATATCAATGTCAAAAACCGTCTTAGTGACTGGCGGTGCGGGTTTTATCGCACACCACGTTATTGAAAATATTTTAAGAAATACCGATTGGAACGTAGTCAGCTTAGACAGACTAGACTTCTCGGGTAATCTAAATCGTCTATCAGATATGATGGCCGATTTTGATGCAGACACCAAAAAGCGTGTGAAGATTGTCTTCCATGATCTACGTGCTGAATTAAACCCGATGGTAGTTCGTGACATTGGTGATGTGAATTATGTCTTACATTTAGCCGCAGGTAGCCATGTTGATCGTAGCATTGAATTCCCAATGGAGTTTGTCTGGGATAATGTAGTAGGTACAGGCCATATCTTAGAGTTTAGCCGTAAACTAAAAAATCTAGAACGTTTCATTTACTTCTCAACTGATGAAGTATTTGGTCCAGCACCCAATGGTGTGAACTATGGTGAACGTGATCGTTACAATTCTAGTAATCCATATTCAGCAACCAAAGCCGGCGGCGAAGAACTAGCAGTAGCGTTTGAAAATACCTACAAATTACCTATCTACATCACACATACTATGAACGTGTTTGGTCAACGCCAACACCCAGAGAAGTTTATTCCAATGTGTATCCGTAAGGTAAACGATGGCGATGCTATCACTATCCACAGTGATGCGACCCGTACTATTCCAGGCAGTCGTTTCTACATCCATGCGGCAGACGTAGCAGATGCTATGATGTTCTTGTTAGGATTAGATAGTACTAAGCTAGAAGCAGACTATGGTGATGCTAAATGTCCTAAGTTCAATCTAGTAGGCAAACAAGAAATTAATAATTTACAACTAGCACAGATTATCGCTGATGCGCAAGGAAAAGAATTGAAGTACGAAATGGTCGACTTCCATAGCTCACGTCCAGGACATGACCTGCGTTATGCACTGAGTGGTGACTACATGCGCAGTTTAGGTTGGGAACCTAAGGTTAGTTTAACAGAACGTATTGGTGAAGTTGTACAATGGACATTGAAGAACGACCGTTGGTTACGTTGCGAATAAGGACTAATATGAAAAATATCGTATTACTAACATCAGCAGTATATACTAACTATGGTATCTATGATCCCACACAACGTATCCAACAGACCCTAGACACAGCTAAGAGTGCTAAGAAATATATTCCTGGCGCAGTTGTTATTCTCGTAGACAACAGCAAAGTTGATGTACAGAATGACACCAGTGCAGAGTTTGAAGAACTCATTGACCTAGTTGACTATTATATCGACAACAGCGATGACGCTGATATCAAATATTTCCATGACAATGTTCAAAATTATGATATTGGCAAGAATGCCATGGAAGCATTAGGTATCATGAAAGCTCTGACATACATCAGCAATAACAAAGCCATGATGAAAGAAGTTAAAGGTGCTGATCGTATTTTTAAGCTCAGCGGTCGCTATCGGGTTACAGATAAGTTCGACATTGCTAAGTTTGATAATGCTACTACCAAAGACAAGTATGTGTTTAAAAAAGCTCAACCAAGTTGGATCAACCCGGCTGACACTGGCGTTAATACGCTATTGCAAACACGTCTATGGTCATTTACTCCTAGTCTATTAGCTGATACTATCGGTATGTATAACAAAATTATTGAAACCATGGTAGGATTATTTAATCAAAACAAATATATCGACAATGAGCATGCAATGGCTAAATTTATCCCTAAGGATAAATTAGTTGAATTAGAAACTGTAGGATTGCAGGGTAACATCGCACCTAATGGCATGATGATCATTGACTGATGAAAAAAGTATTAATTCTAGGTGGTAATGGATACATTGGAAGTAGACTACGTCAAGTTCTAGGTGATCATCACTTTGTAAAATCCAATGACTGCGGGTGGTTTGCCTATGATGAAACCAGTGACAGTCGTGACTATCACAAACTTACTAGAGAAGAACTAGCAGAGTTTGATGTTATTATAGTCTTAGCTGGACACAGTAGCGTGCCGAGTTGTAAGGGAGACTTGCCAGGTCCATGGTTAAACAATGTAACTAACTTCACAGACTTATTAGCTAAACTAGATGATCAATTGGTTATCTATGCAAGTTCAGCTAGTGTATACGGTAACAGTAAGCCGGGTGAACGCCACAAAGAAACTAACACACACTTTACTCCAGTTAACAACTATGACGTAACAAAGTACGCATTAGATCAACAGGCAACTATTGCTAACCTTAAAGGTAAGCGTGTGATTGGTCTACGCTTTGGCACAGTTAATGGTTGGGCACCAAACTTGCGTGTTGATGTGATGATCAATAGCATGTATCATAGTGTACAACTTGGTACAGGTATACAGGTAACAAACAAACACATCAGCCGCGCTATGTTAGGTATTGAAGATCTGTGTCGTGCAGTTGTTCGCTGTATTGAACAACCAATGCCTGGCATTTATAATTTAGCCAGCTTTAACGGCACTGTGGGAGAAATTGCCCAGGCAGTTAGTGATAAATTGAGAGTAGATATTATAGATAAAGGTACAACAGCCAATGCCTATGATTTTGCTCTAGATACAACACTATTTGAACAGACATACGATTTTACTTTTCAAGAAACGCCTGCTACAATAGTAGATAGTTTATTAGAACAGTACGAACAAGCTCGCCCACAGTGGAGAGACAAATATATAATTTATAATTGGGAACCCGAACATGCAAGATGCTAAAGAACTTAATGAATGCTTATGCTGTGGTAGTGAACGACTAAAACTAGTATTAGACTTAAACGAACAACCATTGGCTAACAGTTTTAAGAAAACTGCCGAGGAAGCAGAGCCAACATTCCCGCTACGCTTAAACATCTGTGAAGAATGTACTCACTTACAATTAAGTCACGCCGTTAACCCAGACTTACTATTCAAAAATTATCTATATGTGTCGGGCACCAGCCAAACCTTGCGTGATTACTTTGATTGGTTTGCTAAACGCACTTTAGAATATTTTGAGATGCCCCCACAAACAGTATTAGATATCGCCTGTAACGATGGTAGCCAACTAAATTCATTTAAAGCTCTAGGCTTAAAAACCTACGGTGTTGATCCTGCTGAGAATCTACATGTATTAAGTAATGCTAATCACGAAGTGGTATGCGATTACTTTAAAGAAAAGTATGTTTATCACTACAAGATGAAACAGTTGGATATCATCACAGCGCAGAATGTGTTCGCACATAATGATTATCCATTGGACTTTTTACTACAATGTAAAGAGATTATGGGTGATAAAAGTCGTTTATTCATACAAACTAGTCAAGCTGATATGATCAAGAACAATGAGTTTGACACTATCTATCATGAACATCTAAGTTTCTTTAATAGTAGTTCAATGTCTGCATTGGCGGCACGTGCTGGCTTATATATTATCGATATACAAAAGACTCCAATCCATGGTAATAGTTATTTGTTTGTGATGTCTAAACATCCAGGTGCAAGACCAAGTGTACAACTTCAATTGGATCATGAAGGTGAACAAGGCTTACAAGACATGAATACATATCTTGCCTATGCTGATCATTGCTATACCATCATCGGTGATTTAAATTCCACTCTCGATCATTATCGAGGACTTGGCTATAAGCTCGTAGGCTATGGAGCGGCAGCTAAAGGTAACACACTATTAAACTTTGGTAAGACTAAACTAGATATGATCATCGACGATAATCCAATGAAACAAGGTTTATATAGTCCAGGTATGAGCATTCCTGTGCTAGCGATTGATGCATTAGACTCACTAGGTGATACCAAAGTAGCATTTGTTCCGTTGGCATGGAACTTCTTTAAAGAAATTAGTAGTAAAATTAAAACTAAACGCGATCAAGAAGGTGACGTATTCATCAAATACTTCCCTGTAGTTAGCACAAATTAACAAGGACAAATCATGGAACAAAATTTAAGACAGATGTATTTAGACATAGTAAGAAAAACCATACTTGGGTTAACCTACAGAGATCCATCATTTGATTCTGGCAAGGGTCAGCAAATCGCATTTAATCAAACTGCTAGAGAACTTGGAGAAGATTGGCCAGTACTAGCACACTCTATGGCTGGTAACAAAAGATTATTAAATATCCAAACGCTTGCTGAAGATGTGATCGATAAAAACATTCCAGGTGACTTCATTGAAACTGGAGTATGGCGTGGCGGCGCATGTATATTCATGTCAGCTATCTTACGTGCTTATGGTGTCACTGATCGTAATGTTTACGTATGCGATAGTTTCCAAGGATTACCACCACCCAAGGATCATGAGTATCCAGTGGATCGAGGTGATACACATCACACAGCACCATTCTTAGCAGTTAGCCTTGAACAAGTACAAGAAAACTTTGCTGGATACGATTTACTTACAGATCAAGTCAAATTTGTCAAGGGTTGGTTCAGCGATACATTGCCTGCACTTGAAGTAGAAAAACTAGCATTATTGAGGTTAGATGGTGATATGTATGAGTCAACTATTGTAGCATTAGAAAACTTATATCCTAAACTATCAGTGGGCGGATATGTTATCGTTGATGACTATGGCTTGCCTAATTGTCGCCGAGCATTGTCGGACTATAGAGAATTCCATGGTATTGATAGCGAGTATATTACTATTGATAACAGTTCGGTATATTGGGTAAAAAATAAAGAAATTGATGCTGACAAAATAGATCATAGATTTAAAAACACTGATCCAGTTCCAGCAGTAGTAGCACCAACATTTTCTATGCCTAATAGAGGCGGTAGTATTAGCAGCACATTTTAATAATGAAGAAGACGTTACTATGCCACTTCTATAACGAAGAGTATATGCTACCGTGGTTCCTTAACCACCACAAGCAGATATTTGATCATGGTATCATGATTGATTATCACTCAACTGATCGTAGCGTAGAGATTATTAAAGAAATATGTCCAACATGGGAGGTCATAACTAGCCGTAATTTGGACTTCCAGGCAGACACGATTGATACAGAAGTAAACGATCTTGAACAAGATATAGAAGGGTGGAAGATCTGTTTAAATGTCACAGAACAGTTGATTGGCGATTATTCAATATTAGATGATCAGCCTCGTCAATTACTTGTACCTAGTGTGTTTTTTGTTGACTGCAATAGAGAACAAAGTATTACACAAGATCGTCCATTATATGAACAAAAGTTTGATGGATTTATGTTTAGCGACAATCAACAAAACTTTTTAGAACGTCGTAGTCGTAGCCTACATAATGTTCCAGTACACTATCCAGCAAACAGTACACACGAATGTATGGCACCGGGACGGCACTGGAATACATATAATACAGACAAGTTAGTGACATTCTATTATGGGTGGTGCCCAATGGATGAAGGTGGCTTTGCTCGAAAGCTACAGATACAAACACAGATACCCTTGATTGATCGTCAACTCAATCGTGGGTTCCATCATATCACAAATAAAGAAACACTTACTTACAGACTTGAGAACGAGTTTATACCTCGCAGTAGAAACTTATCAAAGGAAATAGAATTTTATGTCAATAAACACAAAGATCTTTCAAATATACTTTAAGCCAGAATTAAAATCACAATGTGATCCGTTATTCACTCCATTGGACAATACAGCAAACCCTCGACCAGAACTACGTGAATGGGATGTCTGGAATCGTGAACATGAAACGATCCTAGAACAAAATTTAGATCTTTGGGGATTTGTTAGTTGGAAGTTTAAAGAGAAAACTAACCTAACTGCTGAACAGACATTTGCTCATATCAATAACAATCCTGGATACGATGTTTACTTGTTTAATCCGTGTATTGTCAATGAAGCATTGTTTACAAATAATTGGGAACAAGGTGATATCCATCATCCAGGTATCAGTCAAATAGGTAATACATTTTTTGCTAAATTGGGCTATGATGATGTAGATGTGCTGGCAACATTATTAGATAGAAATCGTACGGTTTTTGCTAATTATGTGGTGGGAAATCAGAGGTTTTGGCGTGATTTTATGACATTTAGTCGCCAGTTATTCTCAGAGGCTGACAAGGATAAAGACTTTAAACATCAGGTGTTTGGAGAGGGATTAAGCAAGTATGCACATGATAATTCCCTGCCTATGTTTACTTTCCTCATTGAGAGATTAATCCCTACGTTTTTAGATTTAAATGATTATCGTGTTTGTCCCTATGTCTACACCAACGAAACACTACCAGAAAAATATAGACCATATGCCAATGATATTAAGTATCTGTCAGACCTAAAAGTCTTAACTAACAAATATAACAGCGATGAGTTATATGACGTTTGGAATTATTTCCGTATGGATTATCTTCGCAGGAATCCGTCAATTTTGGGATTAGAGTAGTTATCTCAATCAAATCCGAATAAACTACGTATAAAAGTCCAAAATCATCCGACTACATAATACTACGTTCGGAGGATTAAGAATGAGTAATGACGAAACCGAATCAAGATACTATTGCGCAGGGAGATATTGCACAATGAGAGAACAGTGTCACAGACACACATCAAGCACAGGAGTTAACCGTGCTCCATTTGAAGACTATGATTTAGTAGCATTAAAAACTAAACCATGCCAACATTATATCGATCGTAACAGCGTCAACCAAAGTTGGCCACGCTCTGCGACTGGTATAAATTCTTAGGAAGATCAGCCTTAAGACAAGACTAACAGGAGGGAAAGATATGAGCGTGTTCACACGATTCAAAAAAATACTAACCTGGACAATAATGTCCACAGCAGTTTTAGCATTAACAGTAACATCGATAGCCAGCGGTAATCAAGACCGTGCATTTGGTTTTAAACTAGCCCGGGCACAGCAACAACAAACCAAAGCCTTAGAACGTCAATTGGCCTGCTTGGCCCGTAACGTATTTTATGAAGCCAATGGCGAACCCATGGCGGGACAGATGGCAGTAGCACAAGTCACAGTCAATCGCGCCCGTAGTGGATTATTCCCCAAGGATCTATGCGCGGTAGTATCACAAACTACTATAGTGGGTAGTGACACACGTGTCTGCCAATTCAGTTGGTACTGCCATAAAGATCTCAACAAGGCACGAGTTATCAAATCATCAGAGTCTAGCTATATTGCCGCCCATCGAGTTTTCGTTGAAGGCCAAAAAGTAGCCAATATCGATAAAGATGTCATGTGGTTTCACGAAGATTCAATAAAGGTCAACCCACGTTGGCCACACAAGGTTGCTACCAAAATTGGTAATCACGTTTTCTACAAACGACAAAAATAGGTTGACATAAAATCAATTAGGTAGTACAATTGATAATATGAGAACTATGTATATAGCAACAGCCGTTAAAAACGGTAGCGACCACGTCCAAGAAAATGCCTACGGTAATCCACAGCGTGCCATGAAACAGGCAATCAAGATGTGCGAAGATCTTAAGAAAAATCTTAATTGGGACGTAGAGCCCCTGGTCGTGCCTATAGATTTTTACGCAGATAACGAAGAACCTCACGAGGCCCCGCCCGAAGATCAACATTCGATAACCAGCGGGTCCGATGAATAGATACAACGATCCAAATTGGGGCAATCACGGTAACCCAAATCGAAGAGAATGGTATCACTATACCCGTAACTATCAACGATCAGATATCGATACTAATTTTAGTAGTGGCCATACCAGTCCTTGGATAATAGTTTGGATAATTTTATTTTTAGTATTACTTGGTGGAGTCAGTGATACCGCCCGTGGTATAATATTTTATGGTATTAATATTACCGAAACATGGTATGCCAGTGTGGACAGCATGTTAGACGCATTAGGTGCACCTAAACTACCATAACGAATAAATAATCTTATAGTGACAAAATCACTATATTTTAACTATGCCCAAAAGGCGAAAGGAAGTAAAATGAATAAGAAAGCGGACCTATCCGACCTAGCAACTGAAGCCATGGTCGCAAGTATTCCTGCTAAACCAGTTCAACCACAAGCAGAAACTCCATGTGCTGATAAAGACACAGCTTGTAATAGACGTTGGATTGATGCATTTAGTGATTGTTGTTAATCTATTAAAATCAAAGACTTACAAATTGGTTGACAAAACAACCAAAAGATAGTATAATGTTTCTATAAAGTTAGAAAAGGAACAAAATACTATGTTTGATGCTTTTGACAAATTATTAAGATCCAATGGAACCCTGGTATTATTAGGTGTTATCATAACACCATATCTGATCTATTCTCTAGTCAGTTCAACGCCAGTAAAGAAAATCATTCCTCACAGTAAACCTACTAAAACCTTAGAAGAAATTATCCAAGGATCGCCAACTAACATTAAAGATTTACCTTGGGATCCTGATTTCAAATCATCTATCATTGAGGAGATCAAATGAACTACAAATGGAGTCAACCTTATCCAGGTGAAAGCCGATATGAACGCTTATATCGTGCCCAAAGAATCCTGCAATTATCACGTCATGCTATGTTGTTAGACTCTACTGAACCCGTGACAGATCTGACTGAAGCTAGAGAATATCTTAAAAAATTCCAACTTGGAGAATAATAATGGGAATACCTGTATATATGGAAATTGAAGAAGCCTACAGTATCGTACAATGGCACGGTGAAGAATATGGACATCACAATCTCTGGGGTGCTCTAAATAGCATGGAAGAGAATTGGGACGATTTGGATAACATGGAACGTGCGGCCTACAAGCAGGTCAAACGTGAATTGGAAAAAGCGGTAGTAGAAAGTGAAGGTGGTCAAATTGACTAGCGCAGAAGCACATCAACAAGAATTAGAACACCAAGAATATCTAGTAGAAAACCACGTGTGTTCTGTATGCTCATGCGATTATACAGAAGATGAAGGCGGCACTGTGGGGTATATTGGCATATTGCCCGTGGCTTTTTGTCCTACCTGTTTAGCTGGCGTAATTGACATGGCCCAGCAGTATTTAGGCGTTGAAGATCAATGACTTACAGCACCTAAATAATGGTTGACAAACACCTAAAAAGGTGTTATAATGTTTACATACAATAAGAAAGCAGACAACTGCTTCACAATATTTTAATTAATATAAAGGACTAGACAAATGCAGGCATTCGTAAAAATTAAGAACGGCAGTTATCGCAATCAAGAAGTTAAAGATGAAGTGTTTCCACTCATCAAACAATTCCAATTAGGTAGTAAAGGTGGTTACATCACGGTAGACGGCACCGGTCGTTTTGGTAAAGACAAAATCCGTGTTACCGTAGCAACACCTACAGACTATGAACTAGTAGACGCACCAACCGCCGCAGTTGAAGCTGTAGACCCAGCTGTAGAAGAAAAACGTATCAGTGAAATCGCTGAACGTTTTGACATCTTAGATGACATGACTAAAGCAGTATTGAACGGAGATATCCGTGCTATGATCGTAGCAGGCCCTCCGGGTGTTGGTAAGTCATTTGGTATCGAAGCACAGTTAGAAAAGGCAAACCTCTTTGATCAGATCTCAGGACGTCGTGTTAAGTCAGAGATGATCAAAGGCACGGCCAGCGCACTAGGTATGTATAAGGCACTTTACAAGTATAGTGACAGTAACTCGGTTGTAGTATTTGACGACTGTGACAGCATCTTACTTGATGATGTATGTCTTAACTTGCTTAAAGGCGCACTTGACTCAGGTAAAAAACGTAGGATCTCATGGTTAGCAGA